TTTAAATAATTAATAATATTCGACATCGATATACCGATTTCCTGCTAATAAATTGTGACAACTTTGTGAACAATTAAAATATTTGATAAAAGGAAAAATATGATATACTGAAGATGCGAAAAAAAATTTTTTAAAAAAATCGAGGGACATATGCAAATTAAGATAAATCCATATCCACGACAAGTAGATTTCTTTAAATCAAAAGCACGTTACACAGCGTATGGTGGTGCGAGAGGTGGAGGAAAAAGTTGGGCAGCTCGTACAAAAGCTGTTTTGTTAGCAACTAAATATGAAGGCATACAAATTCTATTGATACGAAGGTCTTTAAAAGAATTAAGAGAAAACCACGTGTTGCCATTACGAAAGATGCTAAAAGATTTTGCTCATTTTTCCGAGATGAATAAAGAGTTTGTCTTTCCGAACGGTGCAAGGATTGTACTTGGATATTGTATGACAGAAGCAGATGCACTCCAATATCAAGGACAAGCATATGATGTCATCTTTTTAGAAGAAGCCACACAATTTACTGAAATACAGTTCAAGATGTTTACAGAATCAAATCGTTCTAGCGGACAAATGAAAGAAAGATTTTCCCCAAGAATGTACTTCACTTGTAACCCAGGCGGAGTTGGGCATAATTGGATGAAAAGATTGTTCATTGATAGAAATTACATTGGTTCTGAACAACCAGAAAACTATAACTTCATCAAATCAACTGTCTATGAAAATAAGTATCTGATGGAGAATAACCCTGAATACGTAGAAAACCTTGAAAACCTTCCGGATGCACGTAAAAAAGCTATGTTATATGGAGATTGGGATGCGTTTGAAGGACAATACTTTGAAGAATTTGATAGAGATGTACACGTGGTAGAACCGTTTGAAATACCTAGCTATTGGAATAAGTACGTTTCCATTGACTATGGATTAGATATGTTAGCAGCATATTGGTTTGCTGTGGATACAAAGGGTGCAACATACGTTTATCGGGAGTTTTGCCAACCAAACCTTATTATTTCTGATGCAGCAAATCGAATTAAATCGCTAACCAAAGAAAGTATTACAACGTATTACGCACCACCTGACCTTTGGAACAGAAGACAAGACACAGGCAAGAGTGCAGCTGAGGTTTTTGGGGATAATGGTGTGTTTTTAGTGAAAGCAAACAACGATAGAATACAAGGTTGGTACAACATTAAAGAGTGGTTACAGATTTATAAAGTGAAAGATGAACAGACAGGAGAAGAAAGAAAAACTTCACGTTTGAAAATTTGGAAGAATTGTGCTATATTAATTAAAAATCTACCTCTATTGCAACATGACGATAAAAGACCTAACGATGTAGCGAATGAACCACATGAAATTACTCACAGCCCAGATGCTTTACGTTATTTTTGTTCAATGCGTACAGCACCCGCTTCAAAAGGGGAAGATGTTGTTAAGAAAGCAGTATTTAAAAGCGAAATATCAAAAGAAGCCACAAGCAATGAACTCAAAATACACAATTCTTATGTTAATTATGGTTTTTAAAGGAGTGAATTAATTGTTTGAAATACTTTCCATATTATTTCTGTTTTTATGTGTAATACTTTTAGCAGGTATTTCGTTAGTTGCTATGTTAGCTTATAGAAATGGATTTAAAGATGGAATAAGTGTAGCAAACAAAAAAGAAATTCCTCCATTAGAAAATCCTACCATCAAATTATTTACTAAAAAAGAAGAAAAAGAAGAAAAAGAAGAAGATAAAATATTGCAGGGTTTAAACAACTTAATGACGTATGACGGAAACACGCCTTAGTAAAAAGGAGAATTAAATAATGGCAAAAGCGTCTAATCCTGTAAATGGAAAAGAAACAGACGAGTGGAAACAGTATCAAGCAGGAATTGATTACAATCATAAGGTAAATCTTTATGAAACAGTAAATAAAAATGAAAGATTCTATGCAGGTGACCAGTGGATGGGGGTCGTTTCAAATGGACTTCCTACACCTGTTTTTAATATTTTAAAAAGGATTATTAATTACTTCGTTTCTTCTATACTAAGTCAAAATGTTTCAATGCATTTTGTACCTGAAACTGTTGGAGATGTAGTTTCAAATGAAGAAGAAGAACGCATTAAAAAAGCAGCACAATTAATAAGTGATTATTCTAACACACTATTTGAAAAAAATAAAATGAACCACAAATTACGCCAATGGTTACTAGATGCAGCAATTAGTGGTGACGCTTGTGGTTATATTTGGTGGAATCCAACCGTTGATACAGGACAACCTTCAAAAGGTGACATAGATGTAGAAGAAATAGATAACGTAAATGTGTTTTTCGGTGACCCAAACCAAATAGATGTACAAAAGCAACGCTACATTATTATATCCGCTAGAGAATTAGTAGCTAATTTACAAGACGAAGCAAGAGCAAACGGAATCCCTGAAGAAGATGTTCTTAAAATAGGTAGTGATGAAGAAACTTTTTATCAATCAGGTGACCGCTCACAGATTCAACTTGATTACAGATTTTCAGGAATGGGGAAAACCACCTCTCTCCTTAAATTATATAAAAAAGATGGCAAAGTATTTGCTAAGAAAATCACGAAATTTACCACGATTCGTGACGAATGGGACACAAAACTTACCCTGTATCCAGTAACATGGATGAATTGGGACGTAAGAAAGAACTCATATCATGGACAAGCACTTGTGACAGGTATCATTCCAAACCAAATTTTTATTAACAAGATGTTTGCAATGGCAATGATGTCACTTATGCACACAGCTTTTCCAAAAGTTATTTACAACAAAAACATGATTACAGCTTGGAACAATCAAGTCGGTGCAGCAATTGGTATTGAACGTATGGGTAACGAATCCGTAGGAAATGTTGCTCAGTATATGCAACCAGGTCAAATGTCAGAACAAGTCATGAGAACTATCGACTTAGCCATTCAATATACCAAGGATATGCTAGGTGCCAACGATAACTTGCTTGGAGATATTAATCCTGAACGTGCATCAGGTCGTTCTATCATTGCAGTACAACAAGCATCAGCTGTTCCACTCGAAAACATCAAGCAGAACATGTATCAATTCTTAGAAGATATGGGATATATTTGGTTAGATTACATTGCTAACTATTATGGAACACGTAAAATTGATGCTGAAATATTAGGCAAACGAGAAATTGTAGAATTTAATTTTGATGATTTACAAAAAATGAAGTTTCGTTTAAAAATTGAAGTAGGAGCTTCGTCCTATTGGTCAGAACTCGCTTCAATTGAAACTTTAGATAGATTGTTACAACAGGAAAAAATATCTTTCAAACAATACCTAGAAAGAATCCCTGTTGGATTGATTACTCAAAAACAATCGCTACTCGAAGACATCAAAAACCAAGATGTCAAACAACAGTTCATTTACGAACAACTTGCGAAATTTGTTGATGGGTTACCACCTGAACAACAAGAAGCAATTAAACAATTACCTCCAGAAGAACAAGAAGCACAAGTAATGCAAATGATGATGCAAGGAGGAATGGCATAATGTACGGTAAAAAAGGTAGCAAAGACAAAGTAGGCATGATGATGGCTGTCATGATGGGTAAGAAACCCGCTTCAGCTAAAAAAGCAAAGCCTCAAGCAATGAAGTCATATGCAAAAAAAATGACAAAAACTAAAAAAATGTAATCTTGCCCACCATGGCATAGGAGGATTTAATGATGGATGACAACCAAATCATCGAGACAGTAGCACCTGAAACAACAGCTGAGTCTGTTGGATCTACAGGAAACCAAGATAGGGTTTCCACACCGGATGACTTTCTTGAAATTAAATATAATAAAGAAGCCATTCGTTTAGATAAAGAGAAAGCAGTAGAACTTGCTCAAAAAGGTATGAATTATGAAAAAGCCGTTGAACGTGCAAAGCAAGAAGCACGTGATGCTTATATAGCCGAGCAAGGATATGAGTGGAATGGTAGACAAATTACCACAGAAACTGAATATAGACAAGCATTAAGAGAGCAAGAAATGATTGAGCAGTATCAACAAAAAGATGTTCCTGAAGAAGTGATTCAAGAATTAATTGAAAACAAAAAGTTTCGTGAAACTTACGAAACACAACAAAGACAATCACAAGAACAAATTCAAAAAGAACAAGATTATCGTACCTTTTTAGAATCTTATCCTACTGTTCGAGCAGAAGAAATTCCGCAAAGTGTATGGGAAGATGTTGCAAAAGGTAAAACACTCACAGATTCTTACATTAAATACGAGAATCAAATGCTAAAAGAAAAACTAAATAGATATGAAAAAATAGAAACGATTGAATCACGCAATCAAGAGAATGCTAAGTCATCTATTGGTGCGGTGCAATCGTCAGGAACAATACCTATTGCGTTCACTAGAGAACAAGTAGCTAAAATGAGTACACAAGAAGTAAATAAAAATTGGAAAGCAATACAAGAATCCATGAAAAAATGGTAAAGGAGAAATTATAAATGTCAATTCAAAACTTTATTCCTCAAATATGGTCTACGAAAATCATTCGTACACTAGAAGATAACCTAGTAGGTAAGAAAATTTGTACTTTAGAAGCAGAAGGCGAAATAAAAAAAGCAGGAGATACTGTTTATTTTAACGGATTAGCAGACCCAACTATTTCTGCATATTCAGGTTCAGTAAGTTACGAAGCATTACAAGATGCAGGATTAGTTATGTTAATTGATAAGCAAGATTACTTTGCTTTCAAAGTAAATGATATTGAAAAAGCACAAGCAGCAGTAGACGTAAAAGGTAGTCAAGCAGATAGAGCAGCTTACAAATTACAACAAGCAGCTGACACTTACATTATGGGTCTTTACACTCAAGCTAATATTACTCTTGCTGACGCAACTGTAACTTCAGCAAATGCATTCTCAACTGTAGCTGAATATCAGCGTAGACTTGCTCAAGTAAACGTATCTGATAAAGATATGTGGATGGTTATTCCTCCATGGTTAAAACTTAAATTAGAACTTGCAGGTGTTAAATTCCAAATCAACAATGGTGTTAATGGTACAGGCGGATTAGCTTGGACTGATGCTCTTGGATTTGATATTTATGTAACTAACCAAGTTGCAGCAGGTTCAGGAAGCAGTTCAGCAACTCCTGTTTCACAAGTAATGGCAGGGGCTTATAATTCAATTGCATTCGCTTCACAAATTCTTGAAACTGAATCAATTAGACTTGAAGCTTCATTTGATACAGGTATTCGTGGATTACACGTTTATGGTGCAAAAATGATTCGTCCTGACCTAGTTGTAAGTTCTAAACTTACATTTGGTTCAGAAACAACAATCTAATAAAGGAGGAAAACTATAATGGCAGCAATTACAGGTACAGCAGTAGCAGCAACATCATTTGAATTAAACGTAGGTAAAGCCTTAACTTTAGTTCAAGCAACTCAAACAGCAACAGCAACTACAGACACAGAAACTTTTGACATTACAGTCACACAAAATGAATTTCATAGTGCAATTGTAATCCAAAACGTAAGTACAACTACAGCAACAACTTTTCAATATTCAATTGTAGCAGGAACAGGAACAAATGCATATTGGGCAGCGGGTTCAGATACTTCAGGTGTAACAGCTTCAGGCGGAGCAGTAACAGGTACTACTCATGTAGTTAACATTGAAGGTGCTAAGTTTGCTAAAACTAATGGTATAATTACTGTAAAATTAACTCCTGCTGTAGGTGTAAGTCTTGCAGCTTGTGCAAAAGTTGGGTACATCCAACTTCCGTAACATAATCGGGGAGAGTAATCTCCCCTCCTTTTTAGGAGGAAATATGAAGTTTTTAGCAGAACCTAGTTTAGTTGTAAAATTGCATAAACCTGTTGGTTTATTTAAATATGTTATCTTTGATGAAAACGGAGAATACGAAACAAATAACAAAACACTTCAAAGAAAATTAATGTTACATTTTCCTTCTAAAACATACGAATGTAAATTTTGCCAAGAAAAGTACCTTAAAAAAGGTGACCTTTTAAGTCATTACAGACTTCAACATAAGGGGGTAGACAAGTGAGTCAAGCAATCATAACGCTTCTAGCCATATTAAAAGCAAGAGATTTTAAAACAGTGACACCTTCTAACTCAACTAATTTTACTGATGGGCTTACCATTGGTTTATATTTAGGTGTTGCAGGTGATGTTTCTATTGTAACTAAAGCAGGAAGTACAGTTGTATTAAAAAACTTAACAGCAGGAG